TCCTTTGATTAGTTCCAAATCTACAGGCTCATCCAATAAAAACTGATTGAATCTTTCAGGATAAGCTGAGCTATCAGCAGTGTAGAATGTAATAGGTGCGGAAAGTTTGTCCATTTCATTCTGAAAGACAAACAAATAATAAGGATTAGGTATATTACTTACCTCAGTTAGAGTAAGTATAATCTGATTGACCTCATCTTTTTTAATGTATATCATATAACTATATTATAACAGACTAGAAAAATGTTTAAAAAAAAAGCTCTACAATATGCAGAGCTTTAATTATTAGGGTGTTAAGTATTATATACTTGGAAAACCAGGTGCTACTACTAGAGTAGAATCTATTTCATAACACAGGTGGTCTGACTCCGCTAAAAGTGTAACACTGTACTTAGAACCATCCGCACGAGCTGTGCCTGATCCTTCACCTGTAGCAGTTAATTGTAGATTCTCAAAGTACCAATACTTACCATTTGCATCTTTAACAACAGCAGCTAAATATTGCTGACCTGCTCCTAGTACATGGATAGCTTCTGACTTCTCTTTGTCTCTTCTATTGAACATTAAAGTAATAGTCTGAGTTACAAATGTAGATCCGTTAATTAGGTCTACTGCAGTATCCTCAGTATAGTTACCTGTATTTCTATTGATTTCAAATGTAGCAAATGGAGTAGTAGTTATAGCAGATACTATCCAAGCTCCTCCTGCTACTGTAGTAGCTGTAACTCCATCTTGCTCATTAATCCATACCTGTCTAATCCCTCCTGTATTGTTGTCGCATGTTTTTGCGATATTTTGTAATGACTCACAGCTCATAAAAAAAGTTTTAAGTAAAGGGAGCTCATCACTCCCTTAGATTTATAAATTAGTTAATTAAGATGCAGAGTTGTAGAATACAATCTCATTACCATTAACGTGAGTAAATCCTACTTTCATGTTAGCACGAGTTCTGATAACAGGTGTAGCAACAGTATCAGCTAAATTGATAGCTCGTAATGCTTTCCCATCACCTTCAGCATCAAATGCATAAAGAAAATTCCCTCTAGGTGAAGCTACGATAGTAGACTTACTAAGCATTCCAGGACATAATACCATCTTAATTCCTAAGTAAGTAAAGTCTAATGCTTGAGTTAAGTTAGCTAGAGTGTTAGATGCAGCAACAGCAGCACGATAAGCAGTAGCTACAGGAGAAGATACATAGATTCGTAACTCCTCTTGATTAGCAATTACAGCAGGAGGGATAGCAGCATATACTGTAGCCAATGTAGCAAGTACATTTCCTGCATTAACAGCTGGAGGTGTAGCTCCACCTACTTCAATTACATTAGCAGCATCAGCAACTAGTGACTTCTTATATCCATCACATAAAGCAAGAGCAGGAGTACCTGATGTAGTATCACCTGACCAACGTAACTTCTCAATGTTCTCAGCGATTGTCTTAGACATCTCATTCCAATAGTAATCCATGAAAGATGCAACAGTGAAATCACCATTAGATCCTTTAGTCATTTGTAATGATACAAAAGATTGCTCTAAATCAAATTGACAAATCTCTGCCATTGCTGATAATCCACATACATCAATCTCTACAGATGCAAGTTCATCAGTTGAAGCATTCCATCCGCAATTCTCTGCCTGCAATACCTGTCCAAAGACCACATTAGAAATCTTAGTCTTAAATTTGACACCTGGTAGTGTACGATAGTTGTCTACTACTTCCTCGTTTAAATAAGCTCGGCTATAGAATGCTTCGCTGTTAGCTTGTAATAATGCAGTTGCATCAATGTCCAAGTCAAATCTTAATTTTCTACTCATTTTTTTTGTTTTTTATTTAGTTATTATTGTTTAAAAATTTACTTACCATGCTGAACTTATCATGTTGTGATAATTTAGTAGCTTGTACTTCTACTACTTCCTCACCTTCAGACATTACTTCCTCCATGTGATTTCTTAAATCAGCTATCATTGCTATAATAGCATTGATTTGCTCATCAATTACAGGTTGAACTATAGCCAAAATAGCTTCAGCATCAGCAGCAGGATCAATAGCCATCTCTTCTGTGGCAGGTGTCTCCTCTATTACTTCCTCTTCTACTACTGTCTCTAGTGCAATCTCTTCTGTCATTGCTTCTTCTTCAACAACAGGTGCATCTTTAATCTCAGTAACTTCTCCATCAACAACGATGTAGATCTTACCCTCGATTAGATGTTCTCCATCAGGTAACTTCATACTATATTTATTATTTAATTGATTACTTAGTTTTAAGCCTAAAAATCCCTCAATAGAGAAACCTATCTGCTCATTCTTTACTAGCTCATTATAGTACTCCTTATCAGTTACCTGAGCTGTTACCATTAATGTGCCTTTAGGTACTTCAATACCATAGCTTGAGTAGGCTTTATCTTTCTTAGGATCTTCTACTATCCATGCCTCAAGTACATAAGCAGGTACAGTCTGATCAGTATCATGCTCTAGGTTAAATACATTCCTATTAGATAAATCTTTCATGAATTTGGAATGTATGTTTTCTATGGTCTCAACTGAGAACTGTACATAATATTCATCACCATCCTCATCATTCCTATATATCTCCATAGGTATCATTGCAGGAGCTACTACTCTATACTTTAGGTCATCTGAGAAAAACAATTTTTTGTGTTCATCAAATGCTAGACCTTTGGTAATAATGGCAGGAGTTGAGGTGAAAGCTATCTGCTCAATCCCTAACTCTTCACCATCTGAATACTCAGGCTCTATAGTTATTTTATAGATTGGTATGTCTTTTGTCATAACTATATTATATTTTTTTTATATTTGTTCAAAAATTAAAACTATGATACAATTATTCGGCAAAGAAATCCCATCTAAGATGGATGAATTAACACTAGAGCAATTCCAAAAGATATCTGCTATCCATAACAGTGATGAGTATGATACTCTTGAGAAACATTGTAAAGTCTTTGAGTACTTAGGTATAACTGAGGAGGAGATGGATATAGACTTTGAGCTGTTCTTAGAGAATGTTAAGTTGTTTAATAAAGATAACTATACTAAGAAAGATCCTATTGAAGAGATAGAGATAGATGGCTATACTTATAGAGCAGAGATGAAGCTCTCAGTAAAAGATTCTCGTATTGTTGAAAAGATTGTTAAGAAAGATAATAAAGAATATATCTCTGAAATTATGGCTCTAATGTTCAAACGAACTGACCTATCCAATGCTGAGCATTATGATTCTGCACATCTTAAGCACAAAGCTAAACTATTCAGCAAGCTCAAAGCAGATATAGCTATCCCTTACCTTACCTTTGTAACCTACAAAATAACAAACCATGCAGAATCTCAAGTTACCAAAGCATTGGAATCAGATATCAGTGAGTCAGTTCCTGGAGATCAGGAGTCTGAGCAGTGAGGATGGAATGTTCAACTATCAGATTGATGTACTTTCTGCTTTAACTGATAGCAATATCTCTGATTTTGAGGAGCTAGATATAGATGAGTTAAGTGAATTGACTAAGCAGATTAAATGGATACAGGCTGATCCATCTAGGAGGTATAAAAATAAGCTAGATAAGTATGTACTCAAGCCATTCAGTAAGCTATCACTAGGTGAGTTCATAGACCTAGAGCATTACTTCTCTAATAACTACTTAGAACACTTCTGCCACATCTTAGCATTGCTATACAGGAGAACATATAAGAATGTTTATGGTGATGATATCATTGAGCCTTATGAGTATAGTCCTAGAGATAGATTAGATTGGTACTTAGATTATCCAATTACTGATGTTTATGGATTAATACCTGAGTATATTAAATTTAGGGAGAACTTTACTAATACCTATACTAATCTACTAGTAGATGTAGTGACTGATGATGAGGTGCTAGAGGATGCTGATGAGATTAAGGAGCAAAAGAAAGAACAGGAGAAGCAGAAATTTGCTTGGGAATCCACTATCATGGCTCTATGCAATGATGACCTAAGCAAGTTCAATAGTATCTTAGAGATGCCTGTAGTATTAGTCTTTAATATCTTAGGTATGAAAAAAACTTTAGACAGTTAATGGATAGTTAGGAGTAAATCCTGCAGGAGGATCTAATGCATAGAATGTATATGTAAGTCTCTGATCACTTTCTAATATTTCAGCTACCTCTAAGATAGGATAGTTCTGAGATATCCATTCTACATATTGACCATAGATTTCATTAGTAATACCTGCAGCTGCTAATTCTCTTGTGAAAGTATTTACATAATCTCTAGGAGTAATTACTCCACCATTCCATAAAAAAGCACCGTTATTCAAAAAGATAAAGTAATACATGGCTACTATCTCAATCTCTAAGCTACCGAATCCTGTTACTTTAGCATTGATTCTTATAGACTCTACTAGTGTGCCGTTGTTTTGTACAATATCATTCCTTAAGATTCTCTTTAAGATGTTAGCCATTCTCCTACGAGTAGGATACAATACATTAAACTCACCTGTCTTCTTATATGCCATAACTATATTATATTAATTAAGCATTTTGTTTATAAAATTATTTCTAAAGTCACTTCTCCATTAGGACAAAAAGTATTGTACACATGATAAGGCATCTCTAGTCTTACCCTGTTATCTCCATTATCAAAGTATGTACCGTATTGAGTAAAGTCAGAGCCATTAGCATTAGCATTACACATAGCTACAAATGCCCCTATTTCATCTTCTAATGTTCCTGTCTGAACATCCCACTGTACACCATTACAAAAGAAAGCTATACTATCTGACACAAAAAAATTAAGGTCTATCTCCTGACTATAGGCTGTATATATTTTTTTAGGTATAGGACAGTTTGTCCATGATGGAATCACTACTGAAAGATTCATCTGCCACCCTGCAGCATAGTCTAGCAAGTCATTATTCAATGGTATGAATGTAGGCTGTCCATCTATATCAAAGTCATAGTCATCACTGAATGTAAACTCTAGGTATAAATCCTGGAGTATCTGCTGAGTATCACTTAGAATAGTAGTGATGTTAGCTCTATCCATCTGAATGATATCAAAGCAATACAGCTCTAAATTAAAGATAGTGACATTCTCATAGGGAGTAACTCCTGTAGGTACTACATAGACTAATGGATACTTCTCATCCTTAGTAGCAAAGTTTACCATTTGCTCTTTAAAGTCTGAGCCTACCTTCTTAACTTGCAGGTGATTGTCATAGAATGTAGTAATCTTATCTACTATGGATTGATAGCTTATCATAATACTGAATTATTTTGTATGTTATTAATATGATTCTGTGAGGATGTTATCTCAGTCTCAGATACTATAGCTGTTACTGTTATGTTATTAGAGCCACCTCCTGCATTCACTTGACTACCTGTGTTGGCTTGCCCAAATAGTTGAGGTCCTGCTGCTGGTGCTACTGCTGTTGTGGCTGCTCCTGCTCCTACATCAGGTGCATTAGGTGCTGATCCACCCCCTCCAAACTGAGTACTTGAAATAGTAGCAATACTTGCTGCAGTTGCAGCTACTGATGCACCTATCCTTATTGCTGTTGCTACTCCTAAAGTAAAGTCAGGTACACTAGTAATAGCTAAAATAGATTGAGCTCCATTAATTACAGCCATTGCTAACTGCATTGCTTTCTGTTGTTTGAATTGTTGTCTCAATATCTTCTCCTCTTCCTTACTGCCTTTCTTAACATTCTTTAGCTTCTGCTCCATCCCTATAGATGCAAGGGAATTAATACCATTAAGTGCAGCAGTTGCTGTATCTAGTCCATCTTTTATAGAAGCTATTTCTTTCTGTCTTGATTCCTCAATAATTTTATCCTGCTTATCCTTTTCCTCTTTAAGTTTTGCAGTCTTTTTTTCCTGTGCATCTTTATCAATATCTAGAATTTCTTGAGCAAGCTCTTTCTCTAATCCTTTTACTATTTCAGCATTAGAACTAAACTGATTCATTTTAGCCTCTGCTGCTTGAGTAGCTTGTAACTTTTTAAATTCAGTATCATTTAATAGTAATCTTTGACTCTCTAAAAATACTGCATCCTCATCAGCTATTCTCTTTAGATTATCTGCATCTGTAATAGCCTTAGCTGCATCTGCATATTTCTTATTAATAGCTGCCTCTTGTATCTTCTGACCATCTATTAATGCAGTAGTATCATTCTTATATTTAACAGCTTCATCTATTTTTTTCTTATAGGCAGCAGCCAAATCATCTAACTCAATTTGTTGAGCAGTCTTTTTAGAATCAGATACTATCTTAGCAGCTGCAGCAATATCCGCTTCTGAGGCTTTATCTGCTGCTATTCTTTTATCTCTTGCTGCCTTAGCCTTATCACTAGCCTCTTTCTCTTTTTTATCAGCATCATCAGACTCTTTTTTATCAGCAGTATTTTTAGCTACAATTTTATCACTATAGCCTTGCTTTATTATTTCATTTTCTTTAGCTACTTGCTTTTTTAAATCTTCTATTTTTTCTTTATCAGCTTTATCTCCTAATTTCTTCTGAGCATCTAGTGCATCCTTAGCAGATTGTTTTCTATTGTTAGCCTCTTTTATTTGTACATTGCTACGTTCTTCCTCTAGCTTAGTAGTATCTTCACCTGCTGCCTTAAGTTCAGCAATCTCTCTACCTAAATCTGCTGTAACTCTAGCAGTTTTTTCCTCAGATGATTTCTTTATTTTTTCATTAGCTTCTAGAGTCTTAGCTGCATTATCTTCCGCTTCAAATGTTGTAAGATGTAACCAATCTGTAAGCTCTTTAAATCCTGCAATTAGAGCATTAATGGGAGCCATCATTGCTTTTATTACATCATCTAATTTACCAAATGATTTAAGTACTAAAGCTACTACAGCTATAATGGCTGCTACTGTAGCTACTATTAAAAATATAGGATTTACTAGAATAGTCATTCCTAATTTTATAAATGCACCCCCTACATTTTTAATAGTAGTTATAAATCCTGTAAATTGTTTAGTAAGATCTTCAGGCTTTAATGCAGATATTGATTGCTTTAAGTTAGCACTTTGTTTAGCAGCAGCTGTAAAATCCATATTTTGTAAAGACGTACTCATGCCTTCAAATGAATTTTTAACCTGGTCTAAATTGCTACCTTTTTTAAATTCACTAACTGCTGAATTAATGGAGTTAATTTTTTTCGTAACCTCACCTGCCTTATCAGCTAGTGCAGCAAATGCCTCAGGATTGGCAGCATCTGCCATCTGATCTTTTAGGCTTCTCAGCTCTGCTTTTAAAGCTGCTACACCTGATAATTTAAGTGGTATTACTACTTCATTCATATACTCTGATTTCTAGGGTGTTGTTAAGTAAGTGTGTATCATGATAAGCTGCAGTAGGACTATGTAAGTTGGTAGTATTTATCTCAATAGTATTATTATCTCTTCTCTTTGCCATTACCATACTATTAGGCAATACATTGCTTAGCATTACATAAGTCTTATTTAAAGTAAAAGCTCCTGCTAATGTACCAAAATATATACCTACTACTCCTCTAGTCCAAATTATAGGTCCTATAGTATTCTCTAGCTCTATGACTGTAGGTGCTGAGGTGCTAGTCTGACTAATCAAAGCTATGTATTTAGTGTAGGTAGGTAGTATATCACTAACAGCTCTACCATTTAATGTCTGAGTGATGGTCATATTAGTAGTAGCTATGCCATCATTCTCTAGGCTTAGATTATCTCCTACTATCATGGCTTTAAGTCCATCACCTACTACATTACCTGAGCCTAAGATTATAGAGTTACGATTGTTAGTAGTTACATTAGTCTTAGTATTATACCCTTGCATTATACTTGCAATCTGTTCACCATTACCTGGTCCTACAGGAGTATCTGGACCTACAGGAGTAGTAGTACCACCTGCAAAGCTAGGCAAATCTATCTCAGTCTCTAAGCTAATTAATTCTACTTTAGTAGGCACTAAGTCATTAGCATTATAATCAATAATCTTATTAATACTCCACCATGAATTGTCAATCCTTATCTTATCATTCAGCTCCATTAATTGGATGTCTACCTCATTAAGTAGAAAGTATGCAGTCAATAGCTTACCGCCATTTATTTGTGCTACTGTTCTCCTCCAATAACTATTGTAAAGATTGTTATTAGTGTTCTGATTTACTTGATAGTAATAGTATTGACATTCTGCAAAGTTAATATCTGAGAGAGGATTAAATGGATCTCCTCTAAAATGTGAGAGGTAGGGATAAACTCCACCTGTAGATGTTTGTGTATCATACCCTGAATTAATTATAACCTCCTGAGCAACCTTATGCCTATTATCATATAATATTCTGATGTTAGTCTTAGGTGCTGCACCATTTAATAATGGTAGGAATGCACCGAATACTGTAGGCTGTACAGGAGTAGGTGAGAAGATAAGTTCTTTGACATCTATACCTTTCACATACTCATTCTCAAAGGTTACCTCCACTTGTCCATATATCTCATTAGTAACACCTGTATAGACTGTATTAGGTGAATCAGTATCTGCCTTGTATGTTAGTCTTAGCTTCTTATTATTAAGCTCAGGGATAAAGATTATAGACTGCTCCTTATCTTTCATCAGCTTATTAGTCCAATCTACAGCTTTGCCTGAATCATAATACTCATCTCTACTGATTAGGATTAGATTATTCTGATTATCAACATCAGCAGTAGCATAAATATTGTACATCATAAAGATGCTCTTAATAAAATCCGATTGCTTAATCTTCTCAGGGATAAAGTTATTCATGGTAGTTATACCACTGTTCAATGGGATGTTATCAGATGGTCTGATTGTGAGGTCAATTGATGTGATGTCTAGGATAATGCTAGGAGCAGTAGTTGGGGCTGATGATGGAGAATTATTCCAAGCAGCAAAACCTACAGTTCCTACTACATTTCCATTTGAGTCAGTTTCATAAATATCTACTCCTGCAAGTACATACTGTATATCTCCTACATCTATCCCTCCTGAACCATTAGTAGTAGCATTAAATGTAAATACTTCATTTAAAGTACCTATCTGTTGTACTCCAGGTGAATATACAGTTGCAGAGCTAGGTAATAATATAGGAGTTGCTAGACATTTTACGTTTTGTGCCACACCAACATATGCCACAAAATAAGGAACGTATTTAATTGTTCTACCTAAATTATTATATATCATGTTTGTTGGTGGATTAATACTAATAGTACCCTGTACAGTTGCTTCAAATACATAAGATTCCCCTGAGCCATTACCTACCCATTGAGGAGTAGTGTATTGACCATTAGCAGGATTAAATATATTAGCAGGATCTGATATCTCAGTCCATCCTGTAGCTATTGCTCCTGGTGTAATAAAAGATTGTTGAAAAGCATAAGTAGATCCACTGTATGGTGAATAGTTTTTAGTAAAACTATATCCACTATTCTCTGCCACTACCTTATAATCATTCCAATCCACTATATTCTGATCACCATTGTAAGGTATCAGTAGCTTATCAAAGTTCGCAGCTGCTAATCCATCCCAAGTATAACTATATCCTGCAGTAGCAAAGATTCTATCAAAGTAATTTTTAGCATAGATAGCAGGCTTAAACCAATTTAGCTGATATTGATTGTCTATGTTGAATGGCATCACATACTTATACCCCTCTGGTCCTCCATATTCAAAAGTACTAATAACTACATTAGCATCTACAAAGTGATCTAAGTCTGAGAAATCTATATCAGTCAAATACTTATTAGAGATGTCAGTAAAGAATGTACCTCTATCCTCTTTAATCAGTACCTCATACTCCACCATCTGCTCATAGGCTGATGTGAGCTGTGACTTCTTAATGTTAATGAGTTGAAGAGTTGCGTTAGTCATAACAGGGATACCATCCTGAATAACATCACAGCTAGTGAGCGTATTAATATTAAAAGTGCCAGCTTGAATGTTTACATCATAGTAGTGATTCAACAGGTTATTGTTATTGTTATTGCCTACTAAAGTAATGGTCTTACTAAAGTTACCTGTTCTCTTAGATATATCTCTAATATCTCCAATGCTAAAGTTAAGAGGGAATGATGTACCCTCTTTGACATCTAGGTAGCCTGTGCTAAGTTGTATCCTAACCATTGATAGGAGTATTAAGTGCTAGCTTAATAGTTACTGATTGCTTAATTAGATTCTTATTTCGCTGTCTAAAGTTCTCAAAAGATGTAGCATCTATAGTGCAAGCTCTTGATTCTATACCATTATTGTAGAACACTTGAGGGGATGTTAGTAGCTCTTGAAATCTATCAGCATCGTATTGGTCCATCCAATTAGTATTTAATTCTAAGGTATTAGATACATTAGTATTTAGTGTTCTGTTGCCTATAGCAGTTGAGCTATACAACCATTCGCCATCTACCACCTGACCATCTACGTGCTGATTATACATCTCTCTAGTTATCTGCCCTTTCTCATAGGTCTTGAGTTGAAATGCAAAGGATTGGAAGGATCCCATTCTATCTAAGTAGTAAAGATAATCTTCATTGATAACACATCTATTGTCATATTTAAAGTAGTACCGAATTTCTGCAGAACCACCTTTTATTACTACATAAAAGTTTTGAGTGATAGGAGTTTCAGATGGTACATCTGTAGTCACAAGAAAGTTATATAATCCATCACTAGCGGGTTCTACAATAGATGATGTTAATTGATAATCATCCCAATCAAAATAAGTAATATCATAAGTACCTACACTATCTGTTCTAACCATTAAATAATATAATTGACCTGTGGCAATAGATGCTGCACTATCTTGAGTATTGCCAATCAATGATGTCAAAGCATTACTAGGAATAAGTGTAGTATTGTACTGTGTAGATGGGAATAATCCCTGAGCATAGATACCTAAGCTATAAGCTCCATTGAATACCTCTAACTCTGATAGAGTCACATCATCTAAAAGTATTGTCTTTCTTAAATCTGCATAGGTAACAGTGCCATTGATAGTGGCATCAGTGACAGTATCCCATCTAGCATTTATAACAAATAGGTTAGTGCTAGCAAAGATAACAGTATGCAATCCCTCTACTGTAGGATTAGCAGCAATACCTCCAAATGCCTGAGTAATACTAATCTGATCACCTGCTACAAAACCATGAGCATTGTAATGTATCACTATATCTCCTCCTGTACTTTGTGTAAGTGAGTTAGTATATTGAATATTAGCAGTGTACTCATAGCCAAATCGGATATCATATTGATACCATGACTCATTGACTTGACCTGCAGCAAACTTCCATGTCACCAATGATTGCATCAGCCTAGAGATATCCTGCTCACCATACCCTGTGCCGAATACAGGTAGAGTCTTATACTGAGCTATCGGAGTAGCATTAGTTACAGGATAGACCGTAAAGATATATCTGAAGCCAGGCTCATTCTTATAAGCATTATCTATGATATACTTAATAGGATTATAAGCAGGCATCATTACAGATGGCTGTGCTATGATTGTAGTAGCAGGCATCTATTCTCCTCTTAAAGATTTCAACTCAGCATACAAAGCTAAGAGCTGTGTTTCTTTCTCTTGTATTAGTTCCTCGCTAGTTCTTTCAATAACATCTACAAGCTCTTCTATATAAGTTCCTTGCTCGTTATAATATCCTATTAATTGTTTCATCTTAATTTATTTAAATTGTATGTATTCTTACAGCTCGGACAGACCTACCAAAGTTTTTTGTTGCTGTGTTGTCAAAAGTTGCAAAGCCAAAACTAAGATTCCACGCAGTAGAAGCCCCATTCTCCGTAGAACTCCAATAACCTGTTGCACCTAAAGCCGTAACTCCTGTAATTCTATTAATAATAGCCGCTGAATTATAACACATATTTAACTCCCATATTGAAGGTAGATACCAATCACTAAAACCACCACCTGCAAAAAGTCTTGCAAGTCCTGCAGCATAAGATGTAGTCGCAGCAGCTCCTGTTTGTGCTATAATTGCATTAGTATTTATAAGACCGTCAGAAAAACTTTGAGCACCAGCACCAGGTACTAAAGTATTTTGAAATGCAGCCGTAGTCCAAATAATACTTGTAGATAAATTAGTCAAACTTACAACAAGAGCTTTATTTACTCCACTTTGATTAAATACTGCTGCTACTACACCACCACCAATCAAAGCTCCTATCTCTGTACCACCACCACCACCACCTGAAGAATTTATTGTAACTACTCCTGTACCACCTGCTGGAGATATTGTAACATTTGTTCCTGCAACAATTTGTGTAACTCCTCCACCACCACCACCTGAAGAATTAATAGTCTGATTAGGGAAAGTCCCTGTAATAGTTACATTAGTTCCTGCTACCAAACTTGGAGTAGCTGTGCCTGTACCTCCATTCGCTACTGCTACAATTCCTGTAACGTTGTCTGCTGTACCTGTTGTATTCTGATTAAGAGTAGGTACATCTCCTGCAGTTATATTAGCTCCTACTGTTACTCTACCTTTAGCATCTGTAGTTACCTTTGTATAAGTTCCTGCTACACCTATTGATGCTAATGTAGCTGTGCCTAGAACATTTGCAGAGCCATCAAATGGAGGGGATGTATATAGTACATCACCATTAGTGGATATTGTTCTCGCAGTTGCTAATGTAGCAGTAGAGCCTGCTGTACCTGTAGTGTTTTGATTGAGTATAGGGAAATCAGCAGCTACAGCTATACTTGGTACACCTGTGCCTGTTGTGTTCTTTAATATCCCTGTAGTAAGATTAGATAGTATAGTGCCATTGATACCCTTAACAGTTAAGCCTACATTCCCTGTAGCATCACCTGTATGAGTTGCATTACTTACTAAGCCACTATATTGACTATTCGTAGCATTGTCACCTGTATTAGTACCTGATAGATTCGCTACAGCTCCATTAGCTAGCATTGCATTAGAGATAGCTCCATTAGCAATAGCTGTTGCATTGCCTATACTTGTGACAGGTCCTGTAAGATTTGCATTAGTTGTAACCGTTGCAGCATTGCCTGTAGTACTTTGATTCAAAGTAGGGACATCGGATGCTACCATAGCTCTGAATGTTGGTACTCCTGCCGTACCATTAGGTGCTGCAAGAATATGATTAGCAGTCTTTGAGGCATAAGGATTCTGAGTATCTCCATAAGCTGAAGCTAAGCTGATAACAGGAGTACTAGTTCCTGTAGCTACTACAGGTGCTGTTGCTGTAAGTGATGCTACACCTGGAGTCACTACTAAGTTACCACTGCCTAAAACAGAGCTACCATTAATGGTCTTAATGTTTGTACCACTAACTAAAGTATCCTGCTTTGAAGCTAGGATATTTGCACCTGTTACTGACTTTGTCACATAGCCACCTGCACCATTACTCTCACTAATTTCTACTAAGTCAGTAGCTGCTATAGGTGTACCTTTTGCTGTTAATTGACTAATCTTTTTATCTGCCATAATTTATTGTATTACTCTGTTGTCGTTATCTTCTGTTACTCTTTGATCCCTAATCTCAGTTACCCTGTTGTCAGTTGATGGAGGACCTCCCCCTGCAACCAATAGCCATGCCTCTAGCCAATTAGCATTGATTGTGACTGTACCTCCTAACTCTAAGACTATATTCATAAGGTGATCGTCTGATGTCTCAGGATCTCCACCTACTACAGATAGTATATCTCCTATTAAGTTTTTAGAGTTAGATACATCTATACCATAATGATTAGCTATAGCAAATATGTAAGATTCATTCAATGGAGGATAAGTCCCTACTGAATATGCTGTAGCAATGTCTCTAAGTATATCATTACTCATAACTATATTATATTAAGATAGGTTTTTGTTTAGAACGAATAATAGGAGTCATCAGTGTAATACTCCTGCCTGATGTAAGTGGTAGCATATCGGATAGCATCCATAGCATCATCGTACAGCTTTACAGGTTCATCCATAATCTGATCACCAATTTTCTTCCACTTATAGTTCTCATACTCCTTCATTATCTGCTTATCCTCCTGACAAAATACTCCAAAGGTCTTAATGTTATCTATGCCTTTCTTAACTACCTTGTTAGCATTATGCACATCATAGCCTGCAGTATTCATCTCTGCTATTATCTCAGGTCTTGAGTAGTCTGCCATGATTTCTATATTCTTATCCACATTCAATGCATCCATCCTCTCTATCAGCTGAGTAGTGGTAAGGTAGCTCTCATAGATAATCTTCTCAATGAATATATCATTATCACAGTAGTAGACTCTGACTAGAGCTGTGGGGTGATTGTATCCAAAGTCTAAGCCCATTACATACTTAACAAACTTAACAGGTCTATGAGCAATAAAGGTCCAATTAGAATAGATGTTACTCTTAGAGATAGCTTTCTCACCTAATGCATATATCTGATACATTGCCTCATCAGTTCTCTTCAAGTCCTCTATCTGCTTCTTAATACTATCAGGGAGGAATGGATTGTCCCTATAGGTAGACTTAATCAGTATGCTCTCCTCAGTTGGTAGGTCATAAAGCCAGGATGATGACTCAGAGGGATTGTAGTCAAAGATTAGCTTGTCCTCTGTTCTCATGTTCAGCTGAGTAAAGTCATCATAGAATAACTCATTAGCCTCATTGCACCATGCCACATCTCTCTTCCTACCTCTTATCTTCTGCTCATCATCTACACTAAAGAACTCCACTATTGAGCCATTAGGGAATGAGTAGATATGCTCTGACTTGTTATGATTACTTATCTCATAGATGTCCATGTCTTTCATGATCTCTAGAAAGTCCCTCATGACTGTAGCTCTCAGTGCAGGGAATGTCTTACGAATGATTGACACTACCTTATTCTTATTCTGATAGCAGTAGACTATTAGCATCTGACAAAGGCTGTAGGTCTTAGATGACCTACTCCCTCCCTCATTGATAATGAATCTTAGTGCAGGATCAGTGAGAGCTGCATAGTTCTTTTGGAATATAACGGTGCTATCTATCTCCATTGGCATAAGAATAAGCATAGGCTAGCATCTCCATCTGTCTAGCATTACTGATAATGGCTAACCTGTTTATCTTTATAGCTACCCCTTTCTTAGAATAGATGTAAGCCTCAACAGCTTGGCACATCATTTCAATCCTTTGCACTAGTGATGATGTTAACTTTGATTTCAGAGATGTCCTTACCATTGGTAGTGATGTCCGATTTCTCAGTTAGATTGTTTAGTCTCTGAGTGATGGATGGATTGTATTGACCAACCATGCCACCCTGTATTTGATCGTTTCTGATTTCTCTCTTTATATGTGAACAGACTGTCCCATAGTCAGAATATCTACCATCAGTATTATCTAAATAATGGTGAACATCTGAGTAGTTATTATAGCAGAATACTTGAAAGCCATCTAATGTTAAAGGCACTCTCAAAGGCTCTGCCACCATCTCTGCAGTCTTTTGTGATAGCACCCATTTATGTCTAGGATTATCTAGAGTATAAGCTCTATACTCCTCAAATATCTCCATCAGCTTCTCAGGAGTCTCTATTAGTTTTGTTCTACCCATTTCCTTGTCGTGTATAAAGTTTCTTATAATTCTTACTTGATTTCAGCTTAGAGCTCTTACTCTTAGCATGAACACCTGGCCTCTTTACCTTAGGCTTTCTAGCGAATGATATGCTACTCTGCTTCTGTGCCATCCTCCTCAGCTACTTCAGGCTCAGGTATTGGTCCTTTGACTGCTTTATACTTCACTACTTTTGGCTCAGATACTGTTGGCTCTTCAAACATATAGCCTAGACCTATAGATACAAAGTAATCATATCTATTAGCATCTAAAGTAATCCTGTTACCTTTGTGGGAGATCTTAGCTCCTATAAATTCATCTTTAATTTTCATCTCTTAGGTTTTTTAAATCGGTTTTAATCTCTTGTATCCAATAATGAGCAGATGTAACAGGTATTCTGAAATATTCTGCCATTGCTCTAGCTGTACTGTATCCCTTATCAAAATAACATTGAAACACTATCAGCTTAATCCTATCTGTTATCCTACCTCTATATGTCTCTATCACTGCCATGTTGTTTTGATACTGCATATCATCTCGTATCTTATCGTATAAATCCGTATCATCATCCATCACTATCGGCATAGTACTATCTGTAGCTGTCACTCTCTCTTGCCTATTAGTTAGTGATGTAGACCATAGAATCTGCATCTTAATAGTATTGAGTAGATATGCTTTCACCTTACCAGGATCAGTCACCTCTATATCTATATTACATAAATATAAAAAAGAGTTATTTATTACAGCATCGGCTGAAATAGTAGACTTCATTCTTACTAAAAAATAGTTAGTATATTTCCTTATCTCTTTGTAGTGAGCTGATATGTAGTTATCAAGTATAGGTCTCATACCATTGCTTGAAATCCTTTAGCCATATCTTCCTCCTTACTCCACCACAAAAGCATTCTTTCTCATAACTAACTAGCCTATCTTTAATAGCTTTGAGTTTTAATAGATGAATCTTATAGGATTGCTCTTTCTCAGGTAGACTGAACACCTGTTGTATTATTACTTGCTCAGCTTCTGTAAACATTCCTGTAGTATAAACGATAGTAAGGCTACAATAGTTGCCTGAGCAAAGGACCAGGTGCATAATAATGTTAGCCAAAAAGATACGCATTTGATACAGGTAGCAGATGAATGTAGATATAGTGCTAGATTGCTAAACCTAATTTTCCTAAAGATTGAGTCAATCAGTAGCTGTAATGGCTCAAAGTTTACGATAAACCATGATACTGCAATGTATGTTAGTATGTTCATACGCAAAAATAACAAAGGCAGCCATAAGACTGCCATAAAGTTATTGATTATTTAGATAATTTTTCCACCATTTGAGATAGAACTGCTCATTCACAGCCTTACCATTGGTGAATCTCCAAATGGAGCAGTAAGAGACACCGATATCCTCAGCATAATGACTGAGCTTATATCTTTGGGTGAGCTTAGACTTGGTCTCTTTGATCATGAAGTCCTTTAAGCTCTCACCTTTAGAAAGGGAGATCATCTCCAGGATTATCAGGTACATGAGCAGGAGCTGTTGCAGCTGCAGTTAATAGATCTATCTTCCATAACTCTAATGAGTTGAAATGCTTATCCTGCCACTCTCTACCTCTCAGATTGAATGATGCTTCCACCTCTTCACCTACTTTGTAGCCATCTAGTAGAGATGTTTTGTCTCCTGTAGCTTGCAAGCTGATGTATTGAGGATATTTGCCATCCTCTACTGTTATTACTACCTCTCTCTTAGAGAACTTCTCAGTCACCTGTACGGTATCACCTATCACTTTGATAAGTCCTTTCACTTTGTAATCATTCATATTATTATAGTTATTAATTTATATACTCCGATCAGTGCAAATCCATAGACTACTAAAGTCAGTATGATTGCTAGTGTTTTCTCTTTCATATTTTCACGTTGTTTTCGTTAATAAATTTGTTTAGTATTTTCCTTACTTCAAACATTTCTTCTTTGCCGTTGTACTTATACTCACTTCGTAGCCAATTGTCAAACTCCGTAAGTGCTGCGTAGTAATTAATGCCATTGGTTGCAAAGTCAAAATCTTCTTTGTCTTCAGGCAGGTTAAATTCAAGTATTGCTTTCATCTTATTTATTATTTAATTGATTAATATACTTAACATAGTACTCAGTGCAGTGATGCAACCGTACCTTTATCTCCTCCTCTAGCTCCAGGTCTCTAGTAAAGAGTAGAGTAGTGATTCTTTTCTCAGGAGCTATATGATCTACCTGATGCAGTGATAAGTTCTCCCATTCATTGAGTAGAGATGGATGAGTAGAAACCATGCAATAGACTAGACTAGCATAGTTCTTATTATATAACATCATGTAAGCTCTTAGCTGCCACTCATAATCTTTATTTATACCCTCTTCTGAGGTAGCAGGGAACGTTTCTAATGACCATGATGTCTTTATGTCTACTATTTGGTCATCTAGAACTATATCAGCCTCTCCTGTGAGCCATTCGTTGTTTAGTCTCTCAGTGTTCTTAGAGTAGTTGCTGAACATTACCGAGTTGAATAGAGCAATAGAATCATTCTCCTGTAGCTTACCCTTATTAATATACTTATTATTGAGTTCTACATTATAACCGTAGAAATCCTGCTTAGCTACAGCTCTAATGTAGCTCTTAGTAGTTTCAGACAGCACCTCTGATTTTGTACGAGATGCTGTCATTAGTTTTCCGAGTGATGATGGATGCCATTTCATAATAACATAAGTGCTTTAGTTTGCAAATCTGTTAACTCAAATGCCTCCTTAAGCTGAGGGATTGTATACTTACCATTCTGAATAGCTACAAGTGCCTCCTCAAATCTTTGAGTAGTGATTGCAGGCTTAGCTGCCTTAACAGGTACACTAGCTAGATTTGCATCATCATCAACAGATTGAAGCGAGCAAAGGCTGACCAATGTGTACCTACGATAGTAGGTCAAACATGATCCCATTTGCTGAGGATTAAGTCCTGCAGGTAATTCCATACATGACTCTATTAACTCATTAGAATCTATACAGATTATCTGAGTGCATACACTATTGCCCTGAATAGGCTGTAATAATAGTAAACCATTCTCTAATAAGATTGGTTCTACTGCCTCAATGATTGCATTGATGTCAGAGTATGACTTTTTAAAGTGTGGATTGGTAGCATTCTTAGCTACTTTGCCGATTGACTGCTTAGCTTTGTGTAGCTTTTGGTGCAGGGTTAGTACAGGTGCTGGTACTACAGCTTTTGTTTTTGTTTCCATGTGTATAAATTTAAATTATTTCAACAAAGATAGTCAATTATTTTATATCTGCAATGAATTTTAAATAAAATATCATAAATTCATCAAAAGTTCTTGCAATAAAGTATGTACCCCCTGCAGCTTCTACTGATTCCTGATACCTCTTCTGCACTTCTGACTGCTTATCCTTACCATATTTTACCTCAATCTTAACTGATCTACCTCTAATGGTGGCAGATATATCAGCTGAGCCTTTTGTACCTGTGCTAGGAGTATAAGTGCCTTTAAGTTGTCTAGTGTTCTCTCCTACCTGTATCTTCTTACCCTCTCTATAAACTCCCATTGTATTAATTCTCTCAGCTTGAAAGCCTGAATAGGTTAAAAAGTGAATGATACATTTAGTGAGAGCATTAGCTGAGTTATCATTCCAATCTGATGCTGTAATGTATGGCATGGTAGGGTGCTTAAGTGTGAGGTAGTTTATCTCTAAGGCTTTGAGGAGTGTTTTGTTTTCTTTGTTCATATCAATTATAATTTATTGTATCCCATACATCAGGATCTCTTTGTGACTTAATCTCAAACCACCTAGCACCATTGCTAGATCCATCTACATACTCCTTACCATTGTATTCTGCATACTTCTTACACCATTTGTTGAAAGTTCTATTAGTCAGGTACTTCTTTTGGTCAGTGTATTCAGCTATAAAGTTCTCAAACATTGACACCTTATTCAATCTTTGGTCAAATCCTAGATTCTTATTATCTACCCATTCGATAAAGTCTTGAGATGTCTCATTGATAAACTTTCTTAGCTCTAAATTCTTAGCCTCAGATTCTACTAAGCCATTCTCTAGGTAATAGTTTAGGCAGTTAATCATGTAATGGTCAAACCTTGCCCATTCCTGCTCATCCCAATCCTCAAACAGCATAGAGCCAAATTCATCAAATGGAGTGTGATGAGTACCAAAGTAACTACTTAGCTCTACCTCAAACATCCTCCTCTTAAATGAGCCACCATCTGCTTTGATAGTGTAGTTAGTAGAGATAAGTACTTTAGGTGAGTCTTTTACAGGTAGTTTAATTGCATCTCTCCCTTTGTATTCAATAGTAAGACCCTCAGTAATTATACTAAATAAGCTCTCAAAATTAAAGTTCTTTCTTACATCATCAAATGCCAGCACTTGGCAATCAGAAGAGACGGTCTGATAGGGAAATGATTTATTTGAGTCAAAGGTCTTACCATCAATAGTGCTAACTTTCTTCATGTATCCTATAGCATTAATCAGAATCCCTTTACCACTACCTCCATTAGGATTGTCACTGATGGTCTCATCATTGAGAATAATTGCTTTGTTATTAGCTGATGTCTTATAAGAATGTAGCATATAGCCTATGATGCTCTTCATAGTATCATATCTCTCTACCTCCTGCCCTGAGATAAACCAAATGAAAGACCTAAACATTGACTCATGGTGATCAGCATCTATTAAATCTCTATCTATTATTTGATTATTCCATACATATCCCTTTAGCTCTGAGTATTCATATATCTCATGGTGCTTAGCAAATACTTTGACAGCTGCATTCTTATAGTAAATCATACCGTAATCTATCCCATCTCTTTCCATCTCTACATTAGCAGTATCTATCATGCTGAGGTATTGAGGAGTGAATAGTTTAGACTTCTCAGCAACAGCATCAAATACAGGTATCCGATTTGATTGAACCAGGTACTCCATTACTCTATCCTTTATCTGAAATTCAGATACATGATTAATAAAGTTCTCATTCTTAGTAATGAAAACAAAGGTCTTAGTATTAGCTACAGGATAGTACTTATAGTACTGTAGGTTCTCTAAAAATAGCTTGAATCGGTATGGTATAATTAATACATCACCTTTAAAATCATATTTCCAAAACTCATCTACTTTTATTACCTCTTTAATAGTCTGAATCTCTGACTCAATATTCTCTTTATTGTACTCTTTAAACTCTTCAAGTATTACAGCATCAGACTTGCCACTTAGAACAAAGTTAATCAGCTTATCTTTTTTATCCTTATCCTCAAATTGCTTAGTATTAAAGTTAGCAGTCTTTTTATAGGCAGAATTTATTAAAGCTAGTATCTCTACAGATCCAAAATCTTTCTGCTCAAATCCTATCAGATAATTCTGACAAGTCATTCTATCCACTCCAAAATCATTGAAAGCTGCTGCTAATTTGTAAAGTGAGGAGTTTCTATTTTGTGAATTATACTTCTTTTTAAACCAAGTCATCAGCTTATTAGCTATCTCATCAGTATCTAGGATCTTAATGTTAGTAATACTACCAACCTCACTAGTCTCAAATGGGATAACATCATAGTCAATGATATAATTTTCAGCATCTAAATTAACATAGATATCAGGATCATAAGATTCAAAGCAAGCTCTAGCAATATCTTTCCCTGATTCATCTACTCCATTAAATACTGCAGAGATTTGCTTAAAATATTCTTTGTATTCTTTGTCATCCTGTACTATTGGTATTTTGACTAGAGCTTTTACTCCATTGCCTGATGGTGATGTCCAACAGGCAAAGATAGATTTGTGAGCTTTCAGTTCTACAATTAGAGCAGGGATATCCTGCACATCATCAAAGTCTAAAGTAAGTAATCCTGATGCCTTTCTTAAAGATGCATTATTTCTCTTACTGAAATCACCTCCAAAAGTAACAACAGGCAGTTGCATCTTAATGGATTTCCTTTCCTCTTTATCAGTAGAGAATCTAAGGTCTTTACATAACTGCTCAGACTTGCCATTCTTTATCCTATCTAGGTAGAATCCTACATCCTTATTCTGATAAGGTGATACATCCTTAATTGATTTGTAAAAAGTTACTTTCATAGTATAAATAAAAAGTGAGAGTCCCTGCTTAACACAACCGCCAGGAGGAATTGCAGGGATTTATACTCTCTAAT